TACGGGTGGCTGGCATGAGCTTCCTCGACCGCATGAAGGGTCTATTCGGCGTGTCCTTCGGGACGCCAGGCGCAGGGACCTTCCAAACAGCTAGAGACTGGGCGATGGGGCTCCCCGTCACCGACGCTAGTGGAATCGAGCGCCCCTACGCGCAGCATCCAACGGTTTCGATCTGTATCAGCACGATAGCCGAGGACGCCGCATCGGTCTGTTGGGAGCTTTACACGGCCGATGGGGATCCTGAAGACGACAAGATCGAGGACCACCCGCTATACGATCTCTGGCACAAACCCAATCAAGAAATGTCCGGGACCGATCTCTGGACGGCGTCGTACACGTTTTTCAAGCGTGATGGTGAGTGCATCTGGTACTACCCAGGGCTGCGCGTCGGCGTTACGAATGGCATGCGAGCGAACCGCAGGACCACGGGCCAACTGTTCGTGCTTGATCCTCAGACCATAATCGTCGAGTGGGTGAACGGGGCCGCGGCGTACAAGCAGCGAGTCAATGGAGAGGACGTGCTACTAGACGCTCGGTTCCTCACCCACTTCAAACGCTTCAACCCGTACAACTCGCTTCGTGGCTTATCGCAACTCGAATCATTGTCACTCGAGCTGAACCTTGATTGGAATGCTGCTTCATGGAACAAGGCATTCTTCGGGGAGCAGAACGGAATCCCCACGGGCCTCTTAAAGCCCGCGCTGGGCGCCATCATCCCGTCCGCCGACAGGGACGACTATTTGAAACAGTGGAACTCCCGCCACTCCAGGAAGCGAGGGGTAGGGATCATGCCGCCTGGATGGGATTGGATCGAGGCGGGCGGATCACCGAAGGATATGGAGTTCAGCAATCAGCGGGAGTTCTCTCGTGAGCAGATCCTCGCGGTGTTCGGTGTCCCCCCGTTCATAGCCGGCGTGCTCGACAAGGCGAACTATGCGAACGCCCGTGAGCAACGGGCTACCTACTGGAATGGGACCATCACTAGGATGCTCCGCTACTTCCAAGGGGTCATCACGTATGACTTCTTTCCGAAGATCGGTATCACTGGACTTGAAGTGTGGCCTGACTTCGAGAGCGTGAAGGCTCTGATTGAAGACTTATCCCAGAAGGCGACGATTGCGACGGCTCTATTTTCTCTTGGGTTCACGAAGCGCCAACTCAATGAGCGCCTCGAGTTAGGGATCTCGGTCGACGATCTTGAGGACCCCGACGTGGGTTATCTGCCTATCTCATTCCTCCCGGTGACGATGGTTGAAGAAGCCCACACGCCCGTTGCGCCTGCTGCGCCCTCCGCGGATCGAGGGCAGGGGCAGGATCAGATAGACGAGAACGGCGACCCGATGCCCATGCCTCCAGCAAAGTCATGGGTCGGTAGCCAGTTCGCCTTCAAAAGCCGCCGCGCGAACGTCTGGCGCGCGATCATCGCGTTAACGCGAGACATCGAATCCAGGTTCGAGAGCCGACTGCGGAAGCACTTCCGCGAGATAGAGGCCGAAGTACTCGCGAATATGAACAGCCTGAAGGGGTGGAACCTCACGCAAGGCGTCGAGAAGGCCGAGACGTCTTCGCTGTTCGATATGCAGTTCGCCAAAGGGAAGTTGATTCGCCTGTCGCTCCCGCTCTATACGGCGGCGATGGACCGTGGCGGGTCGGCGGTGCTCTCCGAGATCGGGTCCGATGCGGCGTTCGACCGTTTGGCTCCGAACGTCAGCGCGAGGCTCGCTCAGCTCACGAGGAAGATTACGCGCATCGACGACACGATCGAACGACAGTTGCGGGAGTCGCTCGTCGAGGGGCTCAAGGCCGGTGAGGGCATCCCCCAGTTGGCGAAACGCGTGAGTCAGGTCATGGAAGCGTCGAGGACCAGGGCTGCTACGATTGCGCGCACCGAAACTGGCAGCGCATTCTCGTCGGGTCGAGTCGAGGGGATGCGGCAGGCAGGGATCTCGAAGCAGCAGTGGCTCACGGCGCACGACGAGCACGTTCGAGAATCCCACGCAAATCAGGATGGGGACATCGAGTCGATCGATGGGACGTTCAAGAACGGATGCAGATATCCCAACGACCCAGAGGGATTGCCAGAAGAGATCATCAACTGCCGTTGCACCGTCGTGCCGGTGGTGGGAGAACCCGATGCAGCCTGAAATCATCGACCAAGATCCCGAGTGCGATCTTGTCCCGAGCTACGCCCGCGCTCTATGCGCGACGACCATCAAGGCCGTAAACAAGGACACGCGCGAGGTCGCGCACCTGATCACGACGACGAACCCGGATCGAGTTGGCGACGTCGTCGAGGCCAGCGGAGCCGATCTGGCGAACTACCTTCGGCACCCCGTGGTCATGGCGGATCACTCGTACAGCATCGACAGGATCATTGGGCGGGCCGTCAACCTCACGGTGGACGAGAAGGGCATCTTCGCCCGGACGAAGTACCGGGACACGCCGCTCGGTCGCGATGCATTCAACCTCGCCGCCGAAGGACTCGGCGCGTGGTCTATCGGCTTCCGGCCGATCTCGTTTAAGGCCATGAAGGACGAGAAGGGTTTCACCAAGGGATTCCATTTCACGAAGTGGGAGATGCTGGAATACTCCCAGGTGGCCATTCCGATGAACGCCGACGCCGTACAGCAGGCGGTCACGCGCGGCCTAGTGGCCGCTGAAAACGTCAAAACCTTTTTCCGCGTCGAGGATTCGGGGCAGCCCGCCATCGAGCGTCCCTGCGGGGATCAGGCACAACCGAAGGCCGAAGCGCGTCCACTCAACCCGGCGAGCAGCCTACAAATCCGGCGCGCACTTTTGCGCGCTGAGACCATATTCGCCATTCACGAAGGCATGAACGACTTGGAGCGTGAGCTCCGGGGGTAACTGATGAGCAAAGAAATCGAAAAAGAGATCGACAGTGACGTGGATGACTCTCTAGTCATCGCACCACTGCTCGAGGGTCTGAAAAAGGTCGCCAAGCGCGCGACGGAAACGGAAGTTAGCACAAAGGCTGCAATCACCGAGATCAAGACCGAGACAGCCGCGAGCATCGGGGCGGTCAAGGAACAGATCGAGCGTGGTATCGGGGACATGATCGACCGCATCGACACGCTCTCCAAGCGCACCAGCGTCTTCGGGAGGGTGAACGTCGATCAGGACACGTTCTCGGCGGTGAAGGAGGCTCTTCCTGCTCGGTTTTCGGATCGCGTCAGCAGGTACGAGCGCGAAACCGTGGGCACCAAGGGGTTCTTCTCGGACGCCCGAGGTCTCGCGGCGTCCCATGCATGGTTCCAGCTTTCGACCCGCCTCCAGACTCGAGCGTTCGACAAGGACCGTGAGAAGAACATGGCCGAGTTCACGAAACTGAATGACCGGCTGGAGGCCATCGAGAAGGCCGACATGGGCGGTTTGGTCGACACGAGCGGCGGATACGCCGTCCCGAACATCGTAGGCAACGAGGTCCTCAAAATCATCCGAGATGCTTCTCTCGTCTACAGCAAGGCCCGACAGATCACGATGACATCGGACACTCTGTCGTTCCCTGATGAAGCGACGGCGGTTACGATCAACTGGTCGAACACGGACGGAACCGTCCTCACGGCCGGAGAGCCGGTATTTGGCGTCAAGACGCTGAACGCCCGCAAGCTGATCGGACGTGCGACGTTCTCGCTAGAGCTTCTGGATGACGCCAACGTTGCCATCGTTCCCTTCTTGCAGAGCTGCTTCGCTGAGAAGATGGGCGGCGAGCTAGACCTTCAGGCGATGGAAGGAAGCGGCGCTCCATTTACTGGCGTCTCCGGAGCGACGAGTGTGAATGACGCCGTCGTTACCACAAACGGAACGTTAGGTCAGACGCTCACCTATGCGAGCGTTGTCGCAACGGCCGCATCTCTCGTTCGTATCTACACGTCGGCTTCCGAGCAGTCGTCGATCGGCGGCGGGACGTTCGTTTGCGGGCCTGCGGTCTACGCCAAGATCATCGGCCTGATCGACACCAACGGTCAGCCGGTGGTTCGTCTCGGGACTGTTGAGGGTCAGCCGAATCAGACTCTCTTCGGGCGGCCGATCATCGTTAGTGCGCGGCTCCCCAAGGTGACACTCGGTGCTGGGACCAACAGCGTCGGCGGGCTGTACTACGGTCCGATGTCGTCGCTTCTGTTCGGCACCCGGCAGGGCATGCGGTGGGACGTCACCGACCAGGTTAACTGGGCGAAGTACCAGGCGGATGCCCGCATGGTCGGCAGGTTCGGTTATGTCGTCGGAGTTCCGACGGCATGGGTTCGGAATCTCGGAATAGCCACAGCGTAACAACTCGGGGCCGGGGCGAAAGCTCCGGCCCCACATAGGAGAACGTGTCCGAATGAAAACTCCGATGAGGGTCATGGTCGCCATTCCGACGATGACCAATCGAATCACTGTCCAGATCGTTGCGCTCCTCGACGCTATGCGTGTGACGTCGTTCGACGACGATGCCGCCTTCGGCATGGAGTTCTGTATAGAGGTTGGACGTTCTCCTGTGGAGTTCGCGAGGAACATCCTGTGCGGTGCATTCCTGAAATCAGACTGCGATAAGTTGTTGTTCATCGACGAGGACATGCTGCCAGAGTCGTCCGTGGTGAGGTTGATTTATTCGGACTCGGACATCATCTCCGCGCGGATGTACAAATTCGATCACCCCAATCCAGAGAAGCGCACGACAGTAGGGTTAGGACTATGCGCAATGAGGCGCCTCGAAACCGGGTTCTATCGTCCGTTGGCACCTGAGATTGGAGATCATGCTGTGCAGGAGTGCGACGCCGTAGGGACGGCCTGCACGGTGATCTCTCGTCGCGTCATCGAGGACAGGCGCATGTGGTCTGACAACGTGTACGTGACGGCTGACGGCAATACCGTGGATGGCAATGAAATGGTCAGTGGCCGAGAGTTCGCTCCCAACATTTTCCAATACCCGAGGGCACCGAATGGGATGGGGATCATGGGTGAGGACATTGACTTCTGCGAGCGAGCGAAGGCTCTCGGTTACAAGATATCCGTCGACATGAATGCGGTATGTGGGCATTGGAAGTCGATAGACATCGACCAAGCTGGATTCCTCGCGCAGGAAACACTCAAGCGTGCGGTGGCTGGGATCACGCTCGAGGACGGGCGAACGATCCAGGTGGACCTAGCTTCGTCGATCAAGTCTTCGAAGAGGCCACCCGTTGACAAGATGGTTCATGCAGAGAACGCGGTGTGCAAATGATGGTCTCGATAATCATCCGCGGAAAGAACGGGCACGAGTTGACGGCGAGGTGCATCGCGTCGATCTTGGAGAATACCGAGATCGGAACCTACCGGTTGATCGTTGTGGACGACGGCAGTGAGCCCCGGTACTCGTTCCCGTGCGATTACGCGGTGCGCTCTGAGGTGAGCAGAGGAGCGGTCACTGCGACGAACCTCGGTCTAGGGATTGCTCTCCAACAGGCCGACGCTCCCTACATCCTCGTCATGGACAACGACACTGAGGTTCCATCTGGGGATTCGGAGTGGCTGGAACGGTTCGTTGCTGAGCTCGAGGAGAACCCTAAGACTGGCGCGGTTGGAGCCACCACAAACTTCTCGAAGGGTCCGCAGCACGCTCTCGCCGTTCCTCAGACGTACACGGCCGACTGGTCCGACGACAAGACTAAGTCCGGAGGGCAAAGGTCCAACCCGGAGGTCGCTGACTTTGTTTCATTCGCTGTGCTGCTGCGCCGAGACGCTGTCGCGCGCGTCGGATTCTGGGATGAACAGTACAACCCAGGGAACTTCGAGGACACCGACTATTCGGTGCAACTTCGTCTAGCCGGCTGGGAGGTCCGCGTCGCTAGATCGGTGTATATCCACCACCGAGGCCACTCCACTTTCGCGGCCAACCTGGCGAACCTACTCCAGTCCAACGGGCTGAAGTTCATGCAGAAGTGGGGACCAGGCCACCTGTGGGATCTAGGGTTACTCCCGACCAAGTCGCTAGTTCAGGCTGTGAAGTTCCGGGAGGGGCGGCAATGAGCGAGGCCGTATTCTCTAGCATCCGTCGAGCCGCCCCGGCTGGGTGCATGATCGTCGATACAACTTGGAACGGTGCCGCCTTCGTCGGAGGGCTCGTCAACCTATTTCGTCCAACTCGAGCAATCGAAATCGGATCGTGCAACGGATTTACGTCGGCCTATATCGGAAACGCCATGAGTGAAAACGGGGTTGGTTCGTTCATCGCGTTTGAACTCGACGTCATTCGAGCTTTCGAGACAACATCGAAACTGAAAGCAGTTTGGCCTGAAGGATCGTGGTCGGTTGTCAACGGCGATTTCTTTTCAGAAGTCAAGGAAGACCCAATCGACTTCGCATTCCTCGACATCGATCCGAAGTCACTATACATCCCGGCGTTCGAGAAGATCAAACATCTCATGGGGAGCGGGTCGGTCTTGGTCGCACACGATCTTGACTATGATCCTCTCGCCGTAAACGAACTGCGCGAAGTCATGGCCGCAGACGGCTGGCTGTGCCTAGGACTTCACAAGGAACGCGGGTTCCTAGTGGCGGTGAAAGCATGACCGCGCAGCAGTTGGTCGATGCCATCCTCGGGCTAGGCGTGACAATCCAGCCTCATCCTTCCAACGAACAGGATTGTCAGTACCAATCGCCGGATGACCCCGGCAGGCAGGACAGGTCGTCCGTGACTCTCCAGGAGGGTGTCCTATTGTCTGAGTGGGCTAGTGGGCACCGTGTTATGGAGATCGGTACAGGGCTCGGGGTTTCCACTGTGGCCTTGGCACACCATGCGGATTTCGTCCACACGATCGACCCGTCCGAGTGGGTTCGGTCTGCGCTGACGATGCCGCAGAACGTAAGACAGTGGGCATCGGTCGAAGACGTTCCTGGGACGTTCGGCAGGATCTTCATCGATGGTCTCCACGATTTTGCAAGCGTTTGCAAGGACATCGAATCGGCTCTCCTGATGCTGAGTCCGGAGGGGCAGGTCGCCTTCCACGATATGTGTCAATCCGACGTTAGGGCCGCAGTCGACAGTTTCGACTGGAAAGACCGAATTGAGTATCCGACCGTGGGCCTTCTCACGTTCTGTATGGTGAAAGCATGAAGCCGCTCTACAAACCACGAGGCGGGATCATCTCTCGGGGTTGGCTGTTCCTCGGTGAAGATGGCGGGCCGTGCGACAAGGCGTGTGAGTTCTGTTATTACGCCTATTCAAAGAATCTTGTTTTCTTCTCGTTCGAGACGCTGCTACAGCACGCGAATCTCTTCCGCCACTACTACGACCTCGACGCCTGCGACATCACCGGGGGAGAGGCGACGATCTACAAGACGCCGAAGGGCACCATCGTTGATCTAGTCCGGCATTGCGCCAGTATCGGCCTCAAGCCCACGATCATCTCGCACGGGCAGAACAACCGCGAAGATTGGAAGCTCGGCTACAAGCGCCCGCTGTACCAGGAGATCGAGGAGGCGGGCCTCGAGGATTGGCTCATCTCGCTCCACGGGGGGTCTCCCGAATCCCACGACAAGATCCTCGGCAGCGAAGGGTCGTTCCATCGCCTCATCGCCGGCCTCGATCTCGTCAAGAAGCCAGTTCGATTCAACTCGACCATCGTGGATACGAACTACCGCGACCTCCCCGTCAATATCCTGAAGGACCGTCCTCCCACGGTCTACAACATGATCGCGTTCAACCCGTTCCACGCATGGCACGAGAAGACCGGATTGACGGAGATCGACTTCCAGTCTAAGTACACTGACTCGGCTCCCTACGTTGCCAGGGCCGTGGAGGAACTCGAGACTGTAGGTTGGGAAGTGAACGTCCGGTACTTTCCGATGTGCATCGCTGAGAAGCACGGATTCGCGGCAAACGTCAGCGGCTATCACCAGGTCCCTTACGATCCCTGGGAATGGCGATTGAATGTGACAGGTAGAACTCCGATGGAGCAGATCAACCACCAGGGCGGGTGGGAAGCCGCAGAGCGCAATTCCGCGTTGACGTGGATGAAGGGGCGTTCGAATCCTACATGTTCCACGTGTAGGAACAAGATGATCTGTGACGCTCCACAGGTCCAATATCAGACGAAGTACGGGCTCGGTGAACTCATCCCCTCTCTTGGAGAGCCGATCATCGACCCGTTGCATTACCAATCCGCGAGGGGTCACGAGACCGTTGCTGAGGAGAAGGCATCATGAGTGCAACACGCATCGAGATGTTGGCGTCGGCTACGCAATCGGCAACAGGGAATAGTGCAGCGTTCTCGGTCCCGACCTTGTCCATGGCGATGATCGGGGTCGACATCACGGCATTCTCTGGAACAACGCCGACGTTCACCGCATGGCTACAGGCAAGCGACGATGGTGGTACCACCTGGTACGACGTGCCAAACGATCTCGCGCTTATCTCCGCAACCACGGCGGCGACCGGAACGATGTCTGCAACAGCCCGCCGCAACATCATTGACACACTGGTGATATCGGTGGCGCAAAAGCATTACGCCCTCTATCGCCAGATCCCCAGCGACACGGTCAGACTCAACTGGGTCATCTCGGGAACGACTCCGACGATCACGCTGTCGGCGTCGTTGGTAGCCAAGTAGCCATGGCGCTCGCGGGGCCTTCGGACATCGGCTCGTGGATCGGTAAGGACATCGACCCGTCTAAGCAAGCCGAACTGACAGCGACCATTGCCTTTGCACAGGCGTGGATCGCACAGGACGCGGGGCTGCGCAGTTTAGAAAAAGAATCGTCTGCGGTCACCACCTATCTCGACGGATCGGATGCTGGGGGTGGGTCGACTGCACTCTGGTTGCCGGCCGACCTCCGGCCCGTGTGGCACTCCGGTTCTGATTTGATGGTCGTGGCAGCGGAAGGGACAACACTAACACTATCCGTCGGGTATTCCATTACGGCCGATGTTGTCCTCAGTAATGTAAACACATCGAGGCGCGTCTGCCTTCATAAGAGGGGAGGATGGCTGACTTCTGGGCCCCAGAACGTTTCCGTGACGTGCAAGGTAGGTTGGCATCTCGATACTGGGGTCCTCGTCGCCACACCAGAAATTAGACGCCTTATTATGGAGGTCGCCTGGTTGATGTTCAACTCCCACGCGTGGGTTGGGAAGCAGAGCATCTCGAAGGGTGGTAGCTCCATATCCATTGAGAACGATCTATCCCCCGGATCAAGGTCGACCCTCGACAGTTTGCGGGGTGTCTAATGGCGCAGACGGAAACGGTAACACTCGACCTGACCGGGATGCTGGATCGTTTCCGGTCGTTGGGTCCGCTGCTCGCGCCGACGGTTTACACCGCGATGCTCGTCTCGGCGAAGAAGATGCTGAGCGACGTCGTATCAAAGCGTATGAGCAACGGCAGGAGAGGTAGCACCGCCACCAATCTCGGGGTGGACACCGGGACGGCACGCAGATCGATGGTCGACCAGGCAGGGTTCGACGCGGACCACGTATTTTCGCTCATCGGATCCCCGATTGACTACGTCGCGGCACATGAGTTGGGATTCCAAGGTACGCAACACGTTCGGGCCCACGCGAGGCGGAACGTCGCTCTTGAGAGGAATACCAAGACGGGTCGTGTCAGCAAATCATCGGCTCGAGCTTACAAGGCCGCGGCACGCGCCGGGCACGTGTTGACATCGAACGTTCGAGCTCACGGCCGGCAAGTGAATATCGTTGCCAAGCATTTCATTCGGGACACGGTCATCGAGTCGAAGGTACCAACGGAAGATCGCATCCTGCGCGCATTACAGATAGCCGTAAAAACAGGCAGGACCCCGTCTACCAGCCAGTTGGGAGCCTGAGATGCCTGGGAAGAAGTTGGCGGCCGTCGACGCTGCTATGGCCGTTCTACGGGGGATCAATGGTTCGTCCGGGAACTACAACACTGATCTCGAGAATCGAGTGTATGACAGGTTGTTTACCCC